TATATCCTGTATAGCCGGAACAGTATAATTTCTTGACCTTGTTCGTAGCTAAAGCATAGCAACTTGAAGCGAAAATCTGCCCGTCGTATGGGTAAATCCCGCCTGTCCTATAATCAAATACGAAAGCGTAATTGACCGAAGTGTCTGAACCTAAAATGCTATATAATATGTATTCCTGTGTAGAAGTGTTTACTGCGGCGTGGAACAAATCCACAAACCGAAGGTTCATATCGGAAAAACTTAATGGCTGGTCATCTGCCGAAGCGAATAAATCGTTAGTTTCTTCGGTCAGAACATCACTAATAACCTGCACATTATAACCATCGAATATTGCGAGTTTTTTATCGGTAGTTAAAAATATTAGAACAGTCCCTAAATCCCCGCCCATATCGACTTCTTTAATCGTATAATGCGACGGGCAGCCGAACCCTGAAATCTGGTCAACTTGGAATGTGGGGTTAGAACCTAAATAAGTGATCCTAAATATCGAATATCTTTTAAATACATAGAGCTTCCCTTTCAGTATTCTCACGCCTGTTATTACATCTCCGTCGGAAGTATCGAATGCGTTTGAGAATGTAGAGGTCGCTGGCCAGGTAGAATAATCTGATAGTGCCGAATACTGCCCGTTATTCGGAGAACCACGGATACCGAAGATAAAGCAGTATTTTTTCCATATAATAACGAACTTTCCTATAGGTGCGGCAGAAACACTTGATAAACTTCCTGTCCCTAAATAAGTGTAAAGCCCTATATCGGTATTTATTAACGCCCTTCCTGACTGCCAATCCGCCATTGTCCAAAATCTAGATGATGTAATTGGCGTAGCTGAAGCGCTATATGCCGCACTTTCAGGTGTATAATCAGCGGCGTGCCTTGCAATCCCCTTATCCCACCTTATCTCATCTTGCCAGCCCGCAAATGGTTGTATACCACCGCCATAATTCCTAGCCCCTATCGCCGCCCCGTAAGTTGATAAATCTATATCCGTACTATCTGTCACGGTAGCGCCCTGTTGTACACCGCCTATAAATAATTTTAAACTCGTACCCTGTCGTGATATATAAATTAGATACCAAGTGTTTATTGATGGTGACCAAGTCCTTGACATTACTTCTACGCCATTAAAATTAAGGCGTAATGTTGTATCTGATTGTTTCCAATATAACGCCACGCCTTTACTTGCCGATAAATCCCCTATGTCAAAAAATGTCTGGTCAGCCGCAACGCTAGAGAACCTAATCCATTGACCTAAACCAAGGTCCCCTGTGCCAAAGTCCAAATCCACGCTATTGGCTAAAGAGATATAGTCCCCTACATTTCCGGGGAATAGAATCGAAGCCGTACCGAATTTTTTCTGTGCAGTATCAAGTTGCACTCCGCCGTGTACAGTTATAGTCTTACCTATCTCGTCAGCAATGGCAGTAGCTTCATCCGACCCGTCAGCGTGCGTCATGAATTTTGTAAAACCATCCCATTCCGAACCTCCGGATACGGCATCCCAAACCCCGTCAGGATTACCAGATGAATTTTTATCCATCTTATATAAAGTCGTGCCAAATACTCCTAACAGCATATTTTTACTTGAGAAGTCCCATAACGCTACGCCGTCATTCCCTTTTGCTCCGCTCGTGATATAAACTTCAAAACAGGCATCATATAAAGAATCAGTCATCCAAGTCGTGCCATCGTTAACGCTCATTGTCCCATCAGGGTAAATAACATCATAGTTATCCACGCCCCAAGAGATATAGTTGGTATCGCTTATTGTATATGCACCAGTTAATACTAAATGGTATTGTGTCCCTGCAACTAAAGTCGGATTTGTAGCGAAAGTGAAAGTTACCCAAGAATAACCTGTAGTAACTAAAGTTGCGGTATCGGAAATATCAACTGCTGTGGCTGTTCCGTTAGATACTACTGTCCCGCTCGGAACGCCTGAAGCGTCGGTTTGTATCTCTAAAGTTATTGTATCTGTCCCTGCAGGAGTGCCGTATTTTTTAAGCCATAACTTCACTTTGACTACTGTGGAAGAAGTATTGGGCTTAAACCCCTGCGAGATCTCCGTATATGCTGATGTAGTCCTTAAAGGATAGTCATAGGTTTGATACCCAGGAGGATAATAGACATCAAGGCCGTCACTTTCTACCGCAGAAGCGTTGAGTTTTGAATGCCCCCCTCTTTTTATCAGCCGTTTTCCCATGCCCTTACAATGAAAGTTCCTCATGTTAGGGCTTTTATTTAAAGCCATGCTGATCAAGGGCGTTTTAGTATCCTGCCCGCCCGAAAAATCATCAATTATAATAGGCGTTTTCTGTATCAAGAATAATCCCCTGTATTTTTAGTATATGTGCCGTCTAAAATCCCAAAGCTCGGCTTACCCTTCTGCCTTTTCACTCCTCTAAAATGTATATCCGCCTTAAAATAATTATTGAGTTCCGCTTCCGCCTTGCCTTCGTATAACCCTACGCCCTGAACATCCCCCTGCTTGGCTAAAAGTTCAGCGACAGCGTAGTAAACTAGCGCCATTTGGCAGTTTGTAGGCGGTATATCAGGGACTTCGCTAACTGCTCCCGTAAGTTCCGAAGGTTTTTTGTCGTAGTCAATATAAATAAGAGGATATGTAGATGCGAAACTTGCTGATGGTAATGGAGAAAGGTAGATTTTTATAGCGCCGGATATTTCAAGAAAACTGCATATACACGGATCTCCCGTGGTATCGTTATCGTTTTCCTGCGACCATACCTCATCACTAACTATCGGGATATTTTTCTCTACGCCGTTTATGATGTAGAATACCCTGACGGGATAGTTAAATCCTGTAAGCCCCGTTAAGGCATAGCTTTGAGTGGAAGCGACTGGCGTTATTGTCCCTTGACGCCTTAACGCCACCCACCTTCTTTTACTCGCTAACCTACGAAGTGCGTCATTTAAAGCTATCAGCCCTTTAGCCGAAGCGCCTTCAATGTTAGTTATGTTCGCATAATCTAAAATGCGAGTTAAAAACTCGCTGGTTTCAAGCCCGTAAGTAGGCATGGTTTACTCCAATACTTTTTTAATGAGTGCTATGGTATTTAATAGCTTCTCTTTTTTCTCATCTAGTTCTTTTTGAGTGGCGTTGAGATTTCTCTCTAGCCCCTCGGTTGATTTTATGAGATTATCTAAAGTAGCTTTTTCTTCCTCTAAATTAGAGAGTTTTATCTCGATAGTGGATTTCTTCGACATGGCTTCGGATTCTATCTTCTTGGCGCTAGCGATTATCTCATCGGCTTTAAGCTTCGCTTCATCTACGAGTTTCTCGTTAGATTTTTGTATTTTTAAAATGTTATCTTTTAAATCCGATAGTTCCTGCGCCACATTAGACTTTTCTCTTATTAGGAGAGTTTTCTCTTTCTCTAATCTCGCCACCTCTTTTTCTAAATCCAAGAACATTACTTCTTTCTTGCTCATATTCCTATCCATTATTCCTCCTTTTTATGACTGCGTTTGTGAGTTTGAAGTCCAAATTCTGATTTTGCTACGAAACCGCATTCGCACTTTAAATCCGGCTTTTTCTCTACCTCAACTATGACTTCTTTTATTTTTGTAGGTACGACTTGATACTGCCCTTGTGCGTATTGCATAAGCCAGTTGGCTAACTTCTGTGGAACATCGCAGATAAAGTCATTTTTTTCATTGAAGGAATATCTTTTCCTATCCCATACTTCGTTAGCGCTGGGACGCCCGCCCACAAATTTCAAAGATACCATCTGCATAGAAACCTCCTTTAGGTTTTGTATTAAGTAATGCGAATAAAACTATCGTAGTCCCCGCTAATCTCGGAAAATCCATAAATGACGACCTTAACCCCATTGCTAAAAGCATCAGGCAACTAGTGAATAATATTTTTATAAACACATCTTTATTTTTAAAATCCACATATCCTTTGATTGTCCTATAAATCCAAATGAATAATGGTATTGAGAAAATCCCCATTTTATACAACACTTCAAGGTATATATTGTAGGGGTTGTCAAATGTCCCCATAGGGCTTGTAAAACTGAATTTTCCAGAACCGAAGAATGTCAGATGCTTGATAGTTTCTTCCCATATCCAAATCCTCGCTGAAAGTTCGCCCATTATTTTATGGTAATTTAAGACTACAATTAAGGCGGTCATTGACATAATAAACATTGACCACAGGCTTCCCAAATAAATGATTTTCTTCCGTGCTAAATAGATCACAGCTACCCAAACTCCTAAAAACGCAGTATGAGAATGGGCTAGGAATAAACTTACTACCGGGATTACTATTAAATAAGGGCTATATATGAATGAAACAGGTATTGCTAGCGCCTGGTATATTCCTAAATGAGTAGGTGAAGCCATGAGGCCATAGATACTCGCACTTTGGCCTGCGGGAGCATGATATATATAATAAAATCCCAAAGATTGCATCACCGAAAAGATAAAATTAAGTATGCTTACTATAAGTATTGGAAATAGAATAACTTTTATATTGTCAGCATATTCATAAACAACCTTGTATAACAAAAATCCTAAAAAGATATTTGCGAAAACTTTTATCGTTATCGGATGCAGAAATACGCTTACTAGACACCCGAGCATAAATAAGCTTAACCACTTATCGTTAAACTCTCGTTTTTTCTTACAGAACATAGACACTAAAAATAGCACCACCGCTCCGAATTGGTAGAATTGAAGCTGTAAGAATGAATTGGAGCTATCTATCACGCCGAATTGGTAGAATTTTAGAGCCGTGATATTACCGATAGTAGGTAATATGAAAATCGGGGATAATAGTAAAAATCCCGCTAACACTAAATCGAACATTTATTCGTACTCCACCGTAACGACAGCGTTATTCACATAGATATAAAGCCCCGTCGAGAACTCCAAAGGTTTCCCTGTAAAATCAAGCTGTTTCCCGTTTAAAGCCGTGGCTTCTGAACCTTCTGTTTTTACATTTGTAGTAGATAATACTGTTACTCCGCCGAGAGTGTCATATAGCCCGAAACTTCCGCCGTTAGATGTGGCATACCAGCTCACACGATATACTTTTGCGTCGCCTCTTTTAATAAGTTCGGAAGCGGAATACCCTTTTATCGTAGAGGTGTTCCTGTCAGCAAAAGCGAAAGGCGTAAGGAACGCTACGAGTAATAGTGCTATAAATATTTTTTTCATAATTCTCCTTGAATATACAGGCGGGGTTTTTACGCCCGCCTGTATAAATTACTTTAATTGTATTCGACTACGATCGTACAATCTGTAACGCATACAGTCATACCAGTATCAAGAGTAAGGCCTTCTTCTCCGAAATAATACATTGGTATTGCGTCGCCAGAACTTGCTTCTCCGCCCTCTACCGCGCAATTAGTTGCAGCACATTCAGGTAAGGTAGCGCAGTTATAAATCGCAAAACTTCCGCTTGCACCCGATACCCTGCCTGTGATCCTGTAAATAGTTGCGCCTTGAGCCACGGCTGTACTCGTACTGAATACTCTAAACTTGTGAGGCGTAGTCCTTGTGCTACCAGCATTGACCACAGAAGCGCCAATGACCATGAGCCCAAGAACTATTAAAGCGATAATTAACTTTTTCATATTATCTCCTTATATTGTTCCTGGGTTTTTAGCATAAGATTTCATCAAGAGATAGTTCTTGCAAGCGCCAAGAGTATCTTTTACGGCTACCTGTCCGAATACCGCTTTGATGCCTATACCTTTTTCAAAGCCCCAATCTCTTTCATTGGTTATTGGAGTGGGCTTCATTCCCCAACCTCTAACTGCCACTTCTGCGCCGAAACCTATCTGCTTGGAAACATTGCGTAAAGTGATCAACGCTCCTGCAGTATGGGCTGCCGCCGATGTGCTGTTCTGCGCCCTAGCGCTTATCGTGAATGAATAAGCAGATTTCGCTGAATAAGTAATATCCTCGCTGTCTATACGAAGCGTCCCTGTTGACGGGAAGAACCTTGTATAGTTAGCTTTGGTATTAGAACCAACTGTGATCGTGGTTTCGCCCGTGGAAGCAATGCTTGTGTAAAGCCTGGCTTCAGGCCTTAAAGCAGAACCCTGGATGTTATAGCCACTTTTTACAGACCTATCTACATACAAAATACAGCCATTGTACATACCTAAAGCGCCTGTAAATATTTTGTTCTCGTCGCCACGGATTCCAGCATCTCTCTGCGCCTGCTGCCAAACGCTGTCGCCTTTTAGGTTATACTCGTCAATTTCTGAAATGACGATACCGTATGTTTCAAGTTCCTCGCCATCCTTCATCTTTACGGATATAGGTATTGCTCCCTTGCGCTGTAAAGCAAGTTTTATGCGGTCAATTTCTTCCGTTCCAAAAATATCATTGTCGCTTAAAGCCGCTTCGCTAGCCGCATCTCCGGCGTAGATAGTGTCAGGAGATTCAGTTGACACTAATTGCAAGAACATACTGCCGTCAATATAGTTTGCCAGCCAAGTTGACAATTTCTGCCTGCAAACTTTTACTGCCGAGAAATTAACCCTTCTTTCAAGGTTTTCTGTAAATGCGATACCATTCCTTATCCAGTCAACCGTCAAGTTAAACTGGCTCATAGAGAGCTTATCTTCGCTACCCTCTAATGATGTTTCTCCCGTAACTCCTGAAGATATAATTTCACTTAAAACCTGGAAATGTATTGCATCTCCCGGTCCTTTAGTAAAATCGTCTTTCGTGATTATGGGTTTAGATGAACCTTCTGAACCTTCAAATCTTGAACCCCAGAAGGCCTTTTTTATTCCGTCGTCAAATAATCTCTCTGACCAAAACTCCGGAATGCTATAATCCCATTCTGTCCCTGTATAGCTGTGAACATTCATCGTAGCCATACCACGATTATCTTTTAGAGTTAATAGGAGGCTTCTTAAAAATTTAATCATATTTCCTCCGTTTATCTTCCTGATGTTTGTCTATCATAGGCATCTTTTTCTTCGTCAGATAGTTTCTGATATTGCTCAAAGGTAAGTTTTCCTCCACCGAAGGATTTTGAACCCTTACCCTGAACCATACCTGCCTGGCCTTTCTTTACTTGTACTGGCGCATTCTCCGAAGCCTGCCTGCCTAACTCCACAGAAGCCGCCTCTGTAGCGATCCTGTAAGCAAAAGGTGTCAATAGGCGAAGATTTCCATTAGCGTCTAATTCGGCAAGATTCCTCTCAAACATGATTTCATTTGCCCGGACATAGAGCTTGGATTCAGGGTTAGCCACATCAGGAAATAATTTTTTAGTTTCTTCCCAAACACCTGATAACTGTTTCTGAAACTCGTTTTGGATTCTAAAATTTTCCTGATAACTATTGAACTTTTTTTCTACAAGGTTATCAAAATATCCATTCAAAATCCTAGCGGTTTCAGGGTCAAAATGTTTGGTAAGGTCATCAATTTTGTCCTGTATAACTTCCTTCTTCGCTGGCGTTGTTGCTCGCTGAAGTTCAGTTTGTAAGCGCTTGACTTCCTGGGCTAATCTCTGCCCTTCGGTCGAAGAATTTTTATAAGCACCTTCCAATTCTTCGGGCGTTTTAAACCTTCCAGCATACAACTTTTCCTCTTGCTGTTCGTGGGTTGCGCCTCCTGGCGTTCCACCTGGATGCTCTACTATTTCTTCCTCTACTACTGGATTCCCAGCACCTTTTGGGTCATTGGGGTTCTCCATAAAACCTCCTTATAATAAAAAAAGCCGAGTAGATTCTTACGAAATTGTAAGGTTATCTCTCGGCTTTCTTTTTTAGAATTGCCTGAACTTATTTATTTACAAGGCTTTCTTTTCTTCATGTTTTGGTTTCTTCGTCTTATATATATTTATATCAACTATATTCCCCTTGAAAAAGTTTATAGTGATATGACCATAAAATTCATCTTCTTTAAGTGTCTTTATGTCTTTATCTTCGCCGAATTTTAAACAAAACTCACGAAGCCATTCCATTATTGATCCTTTCTCGCTAACTTCGCCTTGTTCTCTAAAATCTTCGGTATGTCCAACGCCATAACAAGTCCCTTTCTTATTAACTGGCAATTTTTTAGCATAGTGGCATCAAGTTCGATATTCTTTAACATAGCGTCGTAATATGATATTTTGTCTTCCAATTCTTTTTTATATACGAGCCAGCCATTCAGTTCTTTTATAGCGAACCATTCCTGAAAATTCTGTATCCTATTATCCTGCTTAACTTGGGTTTGGTTTTCCAATCGCCCCTCCTTTATTCATTTTTTCCTGATGTTCCATAAGTATCTGTTCTTGGACACTTTCAGGCGTAAGTTGTATTCCGGCTTGTAATGCGACCTGTATGCGACCTTCAACGGGTAAATCTTTATAACTTAATTTTTCAATAGGAGATTCAGGTTGTTCGGGTTGAGTGGGTTGTGGTTTTTTAGATTCCAGTTCCGCCTGTTGGGCTTCTTTCATCTGTTGGGTCTGGTTATCTACGATCTGTTTCAATTCTTCGGGCGTGGGGATTTTTACATTCCTTTCATCTATGGCGTGGAAAAAGTTTTCCGTTACCTGCCTCATAACATCAGGGGTTACGCACGGGTTCTTTCCAAAAGAATTTATCATAGTATTGTAAGCCATAGTCGCCCTATTCTGCTCTATCTCACGATTTATATTGATAGAATTTCCCGCGCTTTCAAAGTCATAGTTCCCTATCCAGTCTTTCTTCGTGGTCTTTTTGAACGGGTTTTCTTTTCCCGTAACATAATATACAAACTCATCATCTAAATACTCGGAATTTAACTGGACTATAAAATCGTATAAATCCTCGTTCACATCCTGTAAAGCCCTAATCATGTCGTCAAACTTAATATTCCCTTCCCCGACTATGGTCATAATCCCTGAAGCAGTCCTATTCTTCGCTATGGAACTTTCCGAACCCAAAGAATAATCTGTAACACCAAATAACTTTTGGACTAACCCTAATAAGAATTCCATTTTAACGAACTCTAACTGCTCGGATTTAGGCAGTTCTAACACCTTAAACCCTTGAGGATTATCGGAACTAAACTGCGCTCCTGGGCCGAACTCGTTTTCATCAGGGTCGAAATCAGGCGGAACTAATAGCGGGGGATTATTATTTATCGACCCCCTGTCTATCATCTGGTTGAATGTAGCGTCTATTAAATTACGAATGCCTATCAAAAACTCCGGCACGCCCTTACCATAGAAACTATTATCCATAGGGATAATCTGGTAATGGAAGAAAGGTCTTTTAGGATATGGTGAAATCATCCAGCCCAAGAGTTTAGAATTATCGTCTTTCTCTCCTTCTTTCCCCGTAAGGTTCGTAGAACCTATAAATACCACGACTTCCTCGTCCAAGCCGTCGTCATTCACATCATATTTACCATGCCACTCGCTAATTAAAATCTTTGAGTAATTATGGGTAGATTTTTGAGATGCGGGGTTTTTTACTAATATATCTTCTTCAAGGCCGGTTATCGCTTTTTCATCAAATAACCCTTCATCCGGGTCGCCTACCCTTCGTTTGCACCAGTCAATAGTCCGTTCGTATGTATCACATATCCAGTCAAGATCATCCACTTCAGGAGTGTTTGCGTCTTTAGGGATAATGACTTGCTTGATGTTTCGTGAATAAATCTTCGGCCCGTCATAGACTTTCTTTTCTTCGGAAAGGATTTTCTTAATTTTCGCCTGCGGAAAACCCTGCTCATTTATAGGCGGGACTTCCGTATCGCTTTTTACCTCGATAGGTTCTTGTGTATTCGGGTCTAAATATAACTCATGGGTTAACGGGTTCTCTAAATAATATACGACCCTATTTATAATTTTCTTTTCTTCTTCCCACACGCATTTAGCTATACCATCCCCGCACATGACGGTATTTTTAAATACATTCTTCATTCTTCTATATATTTGTATCTTTTTAGTAAGCTGGAAGTTTAAAGCTTCTTGGACTGTGGGAGCTTGTTCCAAATCATCCTCGCTCGTTCCGCGAACCCATACGATCGGCGTCGCACCATAACATACTTTTAGAAATCTAGGGAGAAGCCCTTCAATGGTAAACGCTTCAATGGGTATCCCAATGTCAGAAGCATTCTTCCATGGGCTATTTTTAGGGTTCTTCTTCGGGTCATCACCCCACCCCATTAACCCCGATATAGACCTTTTTGCTTCATACCTTTTTACATAATCGTCTACGGCGGAGAACCTGTCAGCGTAATAGGTTCTGGATTCAGACACCCATTTTACAATGTCTTTCTTCATTTCCTCTTGGTTGAATTTAATCTCCATTTAGAACCTCTTTTTTATCCCATTGACAAATCTTTTAAATCCTAATTTATCAACAATGCTTATCTTTGGTTCAGGCTTGTTCGATTCCTTGACTATATCCTTGCAATATTCCAATATGCCGATAGCCCTTAATTTATCCTGCCAAAAGCCCGGTACAGCGTCTAAAGCGATCTGGTCATTTTTTACCCATATCTCCGCTATCTTAAAATCCTTCGGCTGTTCTTCAGGCTGAGATAGTTTTATTTTTTCTGTATAAAGTTCTCCTAATTCTTTTCTCGCAAGGGGCTCGTCTTTCTTGGGTTCAAGTTCTTTAATACGGGCTTCAACAACTACTAACCTTTCCTTGTTCATTTCCGACGCTGTTTTGTTTCCATTTCCATTACTCACATTCCCTCCTTTAGGGTTAATAGCCACTTAATCCTCTATAATGGGTTTTCTTTTTCTTTTTAAACTCCGTGTCCTTAAATGGATGTTCCAACCTTATTTGCCCGGCTATACTTCTCGCCATTACAAGATCGTCGTTCTTGCCTTTCTCGGCTTCAGGCTGTCCTCTGTTCACATTGTTTATGAATGTCCAGCACTCTTGTATTAAATCTTTATCGAGTAAATCAGTAGAGCCATTGGCGATTTCTTCGGCTAATTGGGCGAGCATTTGAGGCCTAGATACCGAGTTTGTATTAAAGCCTAACTCTAAAGTGGGTTCGTTAAATCCTTTTTTAGTCTTCACTTTACGATACACCCTTCCATATTTTTTATATAAGTCCTGATTTACTGAATAGCCGTAGCCTTTATTTTCACAAGCGACTAACGCTTCGTTGAAATAGTTTCCCAATTTGATTAAATCTTCGGCGAACCTATCAGGAGGGACATTATGGTTATAAGTGGCGCAAGTCCTATTGGTTTTCTTATTTAATACGATAGCGGAACTCTTATCCCTATTTTCAAGGCCTTCGGCTGGGTCAGCGCCAATAGAATACTGCCCTTCTTTTACAGGGCGTTCATAGATTTTAAATAATCCCGACTGGTCATTCCTAAATACAAATCTCCCTTCCTCTTTCACGATATTACCTACCGCTATGGGTTTTTGGATCTCTTGGGCCTTTAAGGCCACCTTATCGAAGAATAAGTCCCCTGTGGAGATAAAGGCTGTAGTATCGTCATCAGGGTATTCCTGGTTGAATTGTAAGACGCTTCTATTACAATTATTTACTATGCACCACCTTCTCCAGTTGATCTGCTCATCTGATAATTTGTGTTTCTCTTTTAAAACCTTCTCGTCAAATAAGAACTTCTCTTTATCCGTAGGGGTAGAGAACTCAATGCCTTCGATTGGGTAAAGCCCATTCTCTAGGCTTAATTTATACTCGTCTTCCTGAAACCACGGGATAAAGATGGTTTCCCAATCGCTAGTCCCATCCTTCGCCTTCTGCCACTCATCATAAAAAGCGTTCATACCATTGGCTGTAGTTTCACCTATGATCATGGTCCCCGGAAGATTAGGGACGGATTGGTTGATGCCTAAAAGAAGCTCGCTTAAATCACGATATTTTGAACACTCTGACAAGTGAACTAGCCTGAAAGTATAGCTCCTACCTGCATCTAAATTATCATGTGTATCTATTAACACCTGTGAGTGTATCTTCTCAAACTCTAACTTCTTTTCGTTGGAATGCTTGATTTCCGGCTTTAAATGGGTATCTAAAGTTTCCTGGAACATTTTTTGCATACCGAATAAGTAATTGGAGCTATCTATGTCTTTTGATATTACAAGGGAATTAGTGGCTTCTTTCTGCGAGGTAAAGGCATAGACTATGGCTTCCACGAGAGTTGATATGCCTGTCTGCCGGGCTTTAAGTATCCACAACCTCACGGGCTTATTATGGCGGAAGCAGTTTTTGATCCTGTCTAATACTATGGATTGGACTTTATTAAGCTTGAGCTTGTGGATTTCGCCTAACTTGGTCTTTATGGTCAAAAAACCGCCTTCTACGAGAAACAGGGGGTCTTTCTCAACGGAGAGCTTCTCTAACTCAAATAGGTCTTTATCGGAGATTGTGGCTAAAGTTTCAATCATTGATTTTGAAATGTTGAGAAAATTGATGTAGGGGTACTATGAATGAAACGCCATTACCCATGTGCCCCCCCTACCCCTTCAATTTCCCCTCACGATACTTACCATTTAGCTCGACTAAACGGACGCTGTATTCTTTGCCTTCACTCTATCGCTATACTCTTTTGCCTTGATCGGGTTGCCTCTCGCTTTATTCTTCCAGTATCCAAGTGCCGTTAGTTCCTCTTTAAGCACACGATACAGCTCACTTCGTCTTGTCATTGACCTTATTGCCTGTCTTAAGTCATATTTACTCATATAAAAAATATAATGTGTGTTATGTTAACCCTAACTTACTCACTCTTACTCTTACTTACTTATAACTATATATATTCAACTCAATACCGACGATATAATGCTGTGTTTACGATTGTAAAATCACTTACTTATACTTACTTATACTTTTAATTCTGCGTTCCAATTAAATGCTCTCGTAGCCTGGATAACCTCTCCTCTTTCTCTTTAGGCGTGATTTCCTGGCGATCAGTTGGGTTGCCTTCAAGTAATTCTATATGTTTGGATACTTCGGACATAGAGTTAGCGAGTGTTTCAGATGATTTAATCTTGATTTTATCGTCGCTGATGAGCTTATCTTGGAACTTCTTTACTATAGCCTTGAATTTTCTAATCCGTTCCTTGCGCTCGTTAATATCTTCCTTCGCCTTCTCATTGATATTTAACTCTTGAGTTTTCTCA